GACAGCTCATGTCCGACCTGGGCAATGAATGCGGCGATACGCAATCGCGTGACGATCCCGTACTTGCCCATGGCGGCATTCAGTACAGGAACAAAAACACCGGCTTGGCGGCCGGCGTTCGGGAGGATCTGCAGCAGTTGCTGCTCAGTGATCGGCATGCTTTTCTCCAGGCATAAAAACACCCGCACGCGACGGGCCTTGATTTTAAGCTCGACTTACCGACCAATGACGGCGAACTGCACAACATCCCCGGATACAGCTGGCTCAAATGGGCCAGATGTAAGCAGAAGGGTTCCGCGAGTGCGCTTGCCTGTGACACTGACACCAGTCAATGAAGGCGCACCAGGCACCGCGACAAATACCTGATCCCCTACAAATCGCGGGATGGGTATCAAAATAGGGTTCGTGGTGTATGTTTTCGAGAAAGTGACGGCGGCTGTTCCACTTGAAGAAAGCGTGGCAGTCAGAACTTCATACTGGGTTGGCTTTGGCATGGTCGCAATTGCCTGTTCTACAGCCACCTTCGACTGGCCTGCCAAGGTAGCCGACTGCTGGGCTTGCTGAGCTGACAGCTGGGCGGAATTGACCGCGGCGGCCATTGCCTGAGTGATGCCTTCCAACGCTGACTCTACTGCTAAAAGTCTGGATTGGATTTGGCCTGGCAAGCTCACCGCTGATAGCTCGCCGAGAGTATCCGAATTTTTCAGCTTGCCTTCGTGGTAGACCACTGGAAATGGCGGGTCTGGATAGACAACCCATTCCCATGCACCGGTCGATCTGGCGAACCATGCACCGAACCGTGTAGGACTCACATAGTCGGGCGCCATGTCTGGCCGATCACTATTCATTTGCACCCAGCCTTCTGGGTAGGGCCACGGCTGGTCATCCGGAACCGGGAATGACTCTGCCGTATCAATCTTTCCGTACCAGATCATCGCTCACCCCTCTTAAATAGGATCGGACAAATTTTCAGATTTAGGATCTGGGACCGGCATGTCCGGCTCCGTCTCTGAATAAACCTCCCCGTCCAGCAAATCGCCTTGATCATTGACGCCTCGATAGGTCTTGATGTGTGAGGTATCAGGCCAGTATTCGATTGCATATCCGCTCATATATTCAGCTCCCCACCAATTGCCGTTAGACCTGAGGTCGTTGCATTAGAGGCGTAGTAGAAGTTTGTGCTCTCAGGAACAACTATTGACGAGTAGCTACCTCGAATACCTGAGGTGCCACCTAGATTAATATTGATCATCGGCTGATTTGCAGAGTTGATGGCGCCATAATTATTATTTGGCGCAGCGATCAGGCTAACCGTGCCCTCTGCAAATGCAGACAAAATAATTGAGGCGGAATTAGGTGGAAAGAACCCCGACAGCCCAACAGGGATAAAGGTTGGCGCAGTTGGCGATCCATTTACCCCAGAAATCATAATTGGGAGCTTTGCGACGTTACTGCCGGTGCGAACGACGTATTGCCACTTGCGGCCTGACTGAATAATGCTCAGCGGATACTTGTTCGCGGTCGCGTCAGTTAGAACCATTGAGACTAAAGCGGCGTGTGTATAGCCGGCAGGAAGCGTTGGAGCTGTAGTGCTGAGTGATAACAGCCCGGCCTTAGTGGTCCCATTCCATATAAACCATACGGCATACCATGTTGACGCGGTCTGGCTATTGGCAGCTCCGACATCCAAGCCGTTCACGCCAGCGTTGCCAAAGGAAGGCGTAACGGAGACTGCACGAAGCGTTTGATAGGTGTTCGAGGCAGATTCAACCATAAGCTCGTCAGCGCTTACGGTGACGACTGAGCTTGTGCCGGTCGTGGAAGCTTTCAGCCCGCTAAAGCACCCGCGTACGCCAACCAGGTTTGAGTTTGCGACTGGAAGCGGATCGAGAAGAACGGCGTCTGTACCATCGTACTCAACATCGGAGAGCTGGTCGATCGCGAATACGGCAGCAACTTTAGCGCCGGATGCATCGTACTGTTTCAGGTTTTTAGGCCCGACTCCTGAAATATTGATGGTGTCAGTCCCGGTGCTTGCGCGATTGAACTTCACGCGAAACCGCTGACCAGCCGAATAGGCCGAAATCGCCGGGGACGGTGTGAGCACCAGTGCGGCCGAGGGGCCTGTCGTGGGGAAAGCGGTACCGGCCTGGTTTTGCTTCAGTTTTAGAAGAGCATCGAAAAACTGGGACGCTCCAACCTTATCTACCGATCCATTGGGGGTGATCCCTGCCAACGAAAGGAGTGACTGAAAAAAACCTTCCTTGTCGTTTGCCCAATCCTGTTCCAAGTAAGAGCCATCTTTCGCGCCGGGTGCTGTTCTATTTTTGAACGAGCCCTGCGGGTAGTCGGCCGACGGATTGTTGTATCTGCCCGGGTAGCGCTCATTAAGCTTCAGCGACATGTTAAGCCCCTATATATCCTGCAAATTCTGCGTCTTCGTCACCAAATTCAGCGTCCATATCGCCGAACTCGACCATTTCGAACCCCTCAAGGAATCCGTTAAATTTCACTGCTTGCGGCTTTGGCACCAGCCCGGCATTGAGCAAGGCGAACCGTTCAAGGTTGGTAATTTGCCCGTAAAACTCGATGCTGAACGACATGTCCTCGCCGTCAGTTACGCGCAGAACATCCGCCCTTGGGAGTAGGAAGTTCATGCCGTCGAGGATGTTTTCTATGGTGGCGTCGCCATTGTTCTTGACGATCTTGGCCTTGATGACCAGGCGGTAAAGCTCGTCTGAAAGCTGCCCATCCTGATCAATCGTCAGGGCACTGAACATTGCCTCATCGTCGCCAAACTCATCACCATCGGTAAGATCAAACAAGCCTGGGTTCATTGGGGTTGAGCCAACGAAGCTGCGGGGTGCTACGACGATCCGGCCGATAACGTTCAGCTGCTCGCCAAAAACATTGTCGATGTCATAGCTCTTGCGAACGGCCTCGGCGGCATCCTCAATGCTTCCGCCCAGCTTCCTGGCTATCGCATACCAGTCCACGGCCTTTGGCTTGTCACGGTACTGCGCGTAAATGCGGTCTGGGATGTTCATCACGTGATCACTACGGTGATGCTGCTCTCCGTCCACCTGGACATCTGGTTGTAAGCGATGGCGACGTTGGCTTGGCCGCCGTTGAGGCTGGATGAAGGCAGGTCCACATAGCTGTCACCGTAGGAACCGATGACCTTGTTGACTGGCGTGAAGATCGTGCTGAATGGGACCGCCTCGCCAATATCGAAGCCGTCGATCTTGAATCCGACATCCGCGGGGATCAGGTCGCCGGCGGCGTACTCCATCATCGCCTCCTTTATAAGTTGGTCGGCGTTTGGGGGAAGTGATCCGTCGTTGATCACGTGGATTACCGCAATCATGTCCACGTAGATTGGCCGACTGGCGCGAATCAGTTTCTGGTTCGTCGGATACTTCGGCGACGTAACCAGAACCTCAAACGGCGTGCCAGCCTGATACAGCGTCGCACCAGGGTTCTTCTTGAGGTAGATCGCCATGGCTACATCATCGTCGGTGCCGCCGTCGATGATTGGAGCAATGGAGTGCCGTGGGAGCCCGTACGGGTTGTCTGCCGAGACCGCGCTCAGGTTAGTGTCGTTCTCGTACACCTTTACCCTGCGCACACCATCCACGCCGAACAGTTCGCCGATCATGGAGTCGATCTGATTGTTGCCAGGCTTGCCCACTGCCGTCGCGCGAGTAACGCGCAGTTGCTCGTCGCGCTGGCCTTCTGTACCTGGAGTTGCTGGCGCTGCGTTTGTCACGCTGGCCAAGCCTGCCACCACGTCCACGATGCGAGTGATAGTGCCGGCATCAGCCTGGGTCGGCCCGACGACTGTGCACGTCGCGTTGACGGTCGCCGACCCAAGCGAGTCGGCTGTCACGGCCTGGTCGGTCGTCCAGCGGCTGCCAGTGGTGACCGACTCGAAGCGGTTGCCCGATGGGATGGGTATGCCTGGAGTTGCGGTGATCGTCAGTTGCACGCTCGAACGCGAACCGCCTGAACGGATGGTGCCAGTCAGCGAGCAAATGATGTCGAGATCGTTGCCCTTGGCCTTGTTCGGGTCTTTCGAGTTGTAGGCCTGCTGCAGCGTCTCGTCGAGCGCGTAGAAGATCTCCGAGTCGTGAGCCATCTTCAGGCCGTCAGGTGTCGAAGGGTCCAGGTTCCACAGTGGGTCGATGTCCAGGTAGAACTGCCGCTCCTGGGCGAACCAGTCGTTTTGCGTCTGTAGCACGTAGCCGGTCGAAGTCAGGCTAGCCATTCAGTGTTACCTCTTCCAGGCCGAACTCGGTGAGGATCCCAGCGGTTACGCTGTATTTGCGGTTTTCGATATTGAAGTCAGCGGAGAAGCTGGTGAGCCGAATCACGCCGGGCGTATTGGCGATTCGCGCCCTGAGTGCGGCCTCAGCCGTCGAGAGGCTGGTGAACTTGCCCAGGATCTGCTCGTACCACGGCGTGCCGTCGGTGATGTCCCGGAAGTACTCGCCCAGGAATAGCCGGAGCCGGGTTAGCACTGTCTGGGCGACTTCGGACTGGCCGGAGATGAACTGCTGACCGCGCGTCACAATGTCGCCTGTTTCTTCGTCCAGTCTGCGAACGGTCATATAACTGGTGCTCCACTTGTTCCAGATCCAGGCGTAACACCGGACGTTCTGTGGTTTTTGAGAGAGATGCCGGTAGCCGTGATCACATCACCGTCAGCCGTGATCTTCAGTCCGTTAATCAGGAAAGAGCCGTCTGCCAGCAACTGGAAGTTGCCTGCGCCGTTCTGCATAAGGGTTGTGCCGTCGGCCCGAACATCGAACTTCGCAACCCCGTTATCCATGGAGATGCTGTTGTCATTCTTCAGCCACACGAACTGTGTGCCGGCCCGGTTGCGCATGCGCACGCCGTTGTTCTGGAACTCAGGCAACACATTGGGTTGCGATCTGAACCCCGGCAGGAACATGGCGTCCTGCATGTTGTGGAAGCGTCCGATCGGGTTGGTCGCCACCCCGCCGCTCTGCACCCATCCATCAATGCAGCGCTGAGAGAACAGGATGTCGCCCTCACAACCAGAATCGATCTGGTACTCGACGCAGTAGTCACCGCCAGGGAAGTAGACAGGCACCTCGATGATCGGGGGGATGGTGAACTCGGCGCCGTTGATGTCGACGCGGGCTATGCCGGGCTGCACCTGGGCGAGTTGCTTGACCGGGTCGAACGTCAAGACGTGGCCCGGCAGCGATGTGCAGACCCCCTTCAGGATCTCCCGGAAAGAGTCGCGGATCAGCTTCGCCTGCTTTGCGCGGCCTTCTGACTCAAGCATGCCTACCTCGGATTCGGTGAACCCGTGGGGCGGGCCTGGTTAAGTGGTCATCGCACGAACTGTTGGCCGCGCATGTAGGAGGTGTTAACGGATGCGACGGCCTCGCCGCGGGTGATAACCCCGTTGCGGTTCACGTCCAGTCCAGAGTTGGCCGCGTACTCGCGCTGGTATGGGCCGCTGTCTCGCTCCCACATCACATATGAATCCGGACGCCCCACGGCCGCCGGCCACAGCACGGCCAGGTAAGCATCGCCAAGGTTGCGGATACGGCCGGAGTAAGGCCTGTAGTACGCCTCCACGTAGTCGAGCTGGCGAACTGCGGTCATTCGGGCAAGCTGTGCGGTGGATGTGCCGACCCCGCGCGCCGACACCTCTAGGAACTGTATGAGGCCTGTTGCAGTGCTGCCTGGGTTTCTTGCTGCCGAGCTGAACGTGTAGCCTGTCTCGAACCCCATAACGGCCATGAGCCAGTTCGGGTCAAAGGACAGCCGGTCGCATATCTCGCGCACCTTGACTCGGAAGGCCTGGTCAACCCTAGCACCCCAGATCAGCTTCCCGTTTTGCGGCGTTGCGGTCTCGGTCGCCGCCGGCGTGGTGCCGGCGCGCAGACCGTCGATCTCGGTTCGCCAAAGGTCGCTGTGCGAATCACCGGAATGCTTCATGGCGAAAATGTTGTACTCGCCGTTCGCGCTGGCGTCACCGCTCAGTTCGGACACGAAGAGGTTGCCGGTGTTGAAGGTAGCGAACTCGCTCTCTACGTCGATCTTGCCGTTGATGCGCAGCGCCGGGTTGAGCTGAACCGCCACGAACACGCCGAGGCCGTCAGGTCCACGGGAGACCTCTGGAATTCCGATCATTCCGCTGAACTGATCCACCTTCACCGTAGTTGTGGTGCGCGGCATGTTCGGCTTCGTGACGACAATCCGCCCGCGGTCCTGCATCCATTCGAATTTGTAGGCGTATGCCAGGTCAGTCATGGCTTGCGGGATATCCCCGTCCACCACCAGCCCGGACGATAGCGGCTTCGCGTCGGCGAACTGAGCGTTGTCGATATCGATCGGAAGCGGCCATGCGGCGGCCAGGGCGCGGATCACTTCCTCCACCCTGGTGCCAATGCCGAACGACAGCTGGGCAGATGCTCGGTCAACCGCCGGCTGCCCTGATCGGCAGATCAGCCTGGTAATGATCTCCGGCGCGCCTGGCTCCCGCTCCCGCAAGGTGTTGGTCACGAAACCAGTGAAGATCGCGTCAACGTTATCGTCGTACCCGGCGCGTAGCACGATGCTTGAGCGCTGGGCGATCGCGGACCCCTTGTTCATGTTGTAGAGGCGGATGTCGGCGAACGACAGCGCGTCACCCGGAGAAATGTCGATGTTGAACTGGATGCGGAACTGCCGGCGTCCGGACTGCAGACCAATGTAGGGCTGGCCGTTCACATCAATTGACCAAACACGTTCTCTCATGTTTCCACCAGTGGAGGTATCCAGACGAGGAAGTTGTCTATGCCCAGGTTATCGAGGGTCACGTCTTTGCCGGTGAAAACCATCTGCCCGATACCGGATCGGTAACTCTGGATGATGTCGCTGCCGGGCTCAAGCATTGCACCCGCCACGATGCGGCTGCCGTCGCGCAGGAGGTTCATGGACCAGGCCGGCGCATCCAGGTAGGAGATGAAGTCAATTTCAAAGTCGATCAGGTTGTCACCGAGCTGTACGCCAAAACGCTGGTGAGCGTTGGCGGCACCGGCGCGTAGCGGGATGGTGTACATCAGACGACTCCGTCAAGGATTCCATTTACCGACTTTGAAACGCTGTCGGATGCTTCTTTGGCGATTGCCTGTCCGCGGTTGATGGCGCGGGTCAGCGCCGACTTTGACGGGTCTCCGTCGCGCAACTGGTCAGGCGTGCACTGGTAGTCCCGCTGTATGCGGTCCAGATCGATGATCTCCTGCATCTCCACGATGAACTCCAGGCCACCCTCGTTCCGGGGCTCTTTGGTCCTGGACAGGCGCGTGATAGCCATGTTCTTCAACAGGATGTCGCCGGCGTCGATGTCGAACGGGTCGTACGACTTCATCAGCCAGATCAGGAAGTCGAGAGTTGTACTGGCGCGCGTCTCGTCGCTCCCTGCCAGCCATCCAGCTGAAAGCCCGGCCACCGTGGATACGATGGGGTTGTCTGTCAGATTGGAAAGCGCGCCGCCGAGGAAGTCCGTCAGCTGAACCTTGACCGGGTTGTTGCTGATTGCGCCGGTCATGGTCCACTTGAAGGGGTTCAGGATGCGATGGTCTGAAATCCTCACGCCCGATTCAATAGGGATAGAGGTGATCGTTACCGTCGCCTCGAACGTGTCTTCCAGAACCGCATCGAACGAGTAGCCAGCAATGGTCGGGGCCTTGCGCGTGAAGATGTTGATAATGCTCACGGCTATCGCTCCGTTGTGGTCTTCAGGTCGCCCAGCGTTTCGTAGTTTTGGCGCTCGTTGACCTGGTTGATCTTGGTTTCGAGGGCCTGTCCGTCCAGCTCCAGCGTGATGCCTAACTGGTTTTTCACGTTGATCGGCGTGCGCGCCAGAACACCGGCAAGCGCTTCAGCCGATGCTTGGCGGTCTTCGTCCGGCGTTGTTCCACTAGTAGGCGGCATGCTGTCAGTTGCTGACCGGTCCCGATGATCCAGGTAGTCGATATCCTCCTGAGAGCGCTGAATCTGACCCGAATAAACTTCCGGGGCGGCCCGATCAACGCCGAAGAGCTTGTCGAACATAGGGTCAATGTAAGGCGTCATGAGGTCGGCAAGGCTGATTGCCATGCCGATCTGACCAGCACCTTTCAGCGCGCCGCCTATGCCGCTCAACCCGATCTTGGAAATCCCGGCACCAGCGACCGTCGCTGCAGCGCCGATTCCGATACCAGCCGTTGCCTGTGGGTTTTCCGCCAGGGCATCAATGCCCTTGCTGATCTCCGGCCGGTATTCCTTGAGGAAGTTGTTAACCCCCTCAGTCGCGCCGATGAGGCTTGGCAGAAACTTCTCTGATAGCTCGTTCTTGACGCCCTCGATGATCAAACCAAACGAGGCCGAGCTATCGGCAAGCTTTCTCGCGTTCTCAGTAAGCTGGTCAACGCTGCCGGTCATCGAACTCGCGCGCTTCATGGTTGCGTCAAGATTTTCGACGCCGCCAGCCAGGGAGCGAAAAACCCCATCGGACAAGCCAAGCGAGCTTTGTACGACCGACCGCTGGCCCTCGTTCAGCTTTGGAATCATGCCCGACAGTGCGCGCATGAATTCCTCACCCGTGTTCGTCTCATAAAGCGAACTCACATCGATCCCGGCCATAGCCAGATCATTGATTGGTCCAGCCTCACCTTTGAGACGCAGGTTGTTCTGTATTTCTTCAAATCCCTTGATGGTGTCCAGCGCATCGGACGCCTCACCCCCCATCAGCTTCACTGCGCTGCCGAAGCTGTACACCGTATTCATGGAGGTGCGGAGGTTCTGCGTAGACATTGCAAGCTTATCGACACGATCAGACACGCCCACAACGGCACTCGCCGCAAACCCAAATGCTCCAACCAAGGCCGCCGAAACACCCAACGTCTTAGATTTTATGCTGCCCAGGCTGGCATTTATCTTCTTGTCGCCCTCCTCCAGGGCTTTGGTGTCCCAACCAATGCCGATCAGGAATGACTTCAGAACCTTAGTTGCCATTCTTCGCAGCCTCGTATTGATCCCACAGTTCGTCCATGGCTTGGTTAAAGCGCTCGACGCTGGCTAGGGAGTGGGTTCCGTCTTCAAGTTGCGCCCAGGTGCATAGCGGCGGGCAAACGCCAACGATCCCGACACAGGGGCGCATCAGAAACCAATTTACTGCGCTGGGCTTTCCGCGCCCGGCTGCCGAGCGCCTTTTTCGCCGCTTGGCAGCCAGTCGAAAAAATCGGAGAGGTTCCAGCGTAGAAGTTCGGCCAGGAGCTGGTTGTATTGCACCATCTTGCCGCCGAAATCGGCGACGGTGACCGGCCGCTCGGTACCATTGATGAGCACCTTGCCCATCAGCACGTTTGCAACCTGGGCCTTCACGTCCTGGCGCATCGACATGAACATTGAGCAGAGTACCTGGTCATCGACCTCAATCCCCGCCTGCGCGGCCGTGGCGAATCGCTCCAGCACGGCGCCGGACAGCAGGGACATCAGGCGGTCTTGATCGACGGCGCTGGCCATGGCGGCGTTGTACTGCACGCCGCCAATGGTGAATGGTTTCACGCTCATCTATCAGCCCCTTGTCGCTTCCCAGATGTTGAACTGGATGGTGAATTGGTCGTCCGTGATGGTTGAGCCCGCCCGGCCGCGTTGGCCGTCGTTCACGATCACGCCTTCGGAGCCCAATGCCGTTTCCAGCGTACCGATCTGGGTGTAGGTCAGAGTGATATTGGCGTTCGAGTTCAGCAGGCCTTGCACGTATGCAGAGTCGGAGGAGCCCGGGTTAAGGTAAAGATTCGCCTCGCGCCCCGGGTTCTGGCGGTCGAGGCGCACAGCGTTGCCGCCCTGCCCCCGACGCAGTTGGCTGCGAGGATCGATCGGCGCGTCCGTGTACGGGGTAGCGGTCTCGCCCCAGTCCTGGATCTGCCGGCCATTGATGGTGACGACTGTCAGGTCGTTCGAGAAATTATTCAGGGACATTCAGATCACCTATTAATAAACGTCAAGATCAACGTCAACCACATGGATGGCGCCGGCGCGGAACAGGCGAATTCTCAAAGGCGCAGCTTTTCGGGCGCCTCGGTCTGCATCAGACAGATCGAGGATTTCCTCAGGCTTGGTAAGAATTTCGAAGCCTGATGTGTATTTCTCAAGGCCGTCGTCCGGATCGATGTAGTTCCGCGGCCCGAGATAACCGTTACCGATGTAACCCTGCGAGAAGGCTCTTGCGGCGCCGATTAGCACTGCTTCACCCACTGGCGTCTGCTTCAGCTTGGTTGGCTGGTTGGCATCAGCGTTGTACAGAGCGGTGGTGAGCCCATTGATGTACGCGTCCAGGTTGACAACATCGTCGATGAACTCGCCATAGGTGCTGTGTGTGACGGTGTTGATCCATCGGCCGGAATCGGTAGAGCCCTGGTTGTCCACCACGGTGTAGAAGACGGCCTTCTTCTTGTCGTTTTGCATTGAGGTATAGGCAGTGCCGGTGAGAGACTCTGCCGGCACGCCTGGGGACTTCTTGAACTCGCCAGTGATTGTTGAGTTATCAGCGCTGTAGTTAACCGCGGCGAAGTGCTTGGCCAGTGCTGAACCGGAGTACGGATCAGTGGCATGCGCTGCGGTGTAAACGTGACGAAAGCCAGCGGTTGTAAGCTGGGTGGCGATATCATCGGTGTCGGCGGGGTCGCGGATCTCGGCAGCCGATGCGCCGGTCTGGTTGTCGATGAACATGCTCGTGTTGTCTTCGCACCACTGGGCGATAGCCAGCACGTCAGCTTTGACACCCAGGATAGGCGCCGTCCACATGGTCCAGTACCACCAGAGCAGGTTACGCGCCTTGTTCAGGGTCGCGGCGCGGGTCGCGTCTGCGGTGGCCACGCCATACACCTTCAGTTCGCGAGTGGCAGGCGTGCCGCCAAGCCAGCGCTGGGCCGCCTTGTAGGTCTCGGTGGTGTCTGCGAAGTCTTCAGACAGCGCGACCAGCGTGAAATACGTCCGGTACGTGTCCGGTGCGAAACCCACCGGCAGTTCAAGTTGCGGAGCGAACAGCATGGCGCTGGCAAAGTTCGCATTGCCCAGGCCTGCCGGGCTGATCCGGGCATTAATCCGGATGATGTTGGTAGCTGGATAGCTCACTGTGCTAGCTCCAATGGGTTATGTGGGGTCGAATTCCACGGTAAAGGTGTCAAGCACCCGGGCCTTCTCGTTCTGAAGCGCAACTTCTACGCTCAGGATGTTGTTCACAACCGGCAGGCTGCTGGTTTCGTACATCAGGCGGATGGTGATCTGCGCCCGCTGCTCGAAGTTGGCCGACTGCAGGCTGGTAAGGTTGTTGACGGCGTCGGTGCTGTTCCAGCCGATCTTGGACTTGAACAGCATCATGCTCACGTCGGGGCGCTTGTTGGCCTGCTTCAGGCGCTCGGCGTACATCAGGGCCTCGCCGCGATAGAAGTTGATGCTCGCCGAGCACATGATCTGCGCTCGCACATCGACCTCTACCTGGTTGCCAGGGATATCGCGCGAAACGATATTGGCCTGCCCGCGCTCGCTGACGGACTGCCGTGGCGTGATCGTTGCGTAGGCCCCTTGTGGTGCAGGCATGCTGCCTGGGCCGATCTGATCAGCCAGCAGGCACTCAGGCACGCCGGTCGCGAGCATCACTATCGGTCGCAGCTTCTTGAACAATTCTTCGTTGGTCATGCTGGGCCACCTGACTGATCGTCAATTCGCATGACAATGACCTTGCAGTAGTTCCGCCAGTAGCGGTTGTCTACCTTGACGGCCTTCCACTGCTGCCCCAAGAATGTCCAGGTGCCGGTCTGGTCGATCAGCTGCATGTCGCCCTGGTTGATGTAGATCCGGCGCGCGTCGGTGATCCGCTCGCCGCCCTGGCGCAGGAAATCGACTTCCCTGTCACTTGCAGGCTGGATGTTCACGATGTAAGGCGATGTGCTGGGCGTGCCCGGCGTCCATATGCCGTCTACCCACGCGCCGCCAGTGTCAACCGTGCGAGATGCTTCGACGCTCTCGAACACGCCATCGATCTGGCCCTCCATATTCAAGCTCATTCAAGACCCTCCGATGCAGGACCGACAGAAACTTTGTGCGTGACTGCCTGGCGCAGCGCGCCGGTATCAATGAGCGGGTTTGAGCTTTTCTTCTTGCGGATCGTTGATGCCGCGTTCGGCGGGGTCTTGAGCTCGGTCATGTAGACCTTCACCGCGCCCGCCGCCACTAGACCGACCATCTCCAGGATCTGATCCATCGATAGGCCAGCTTCCATGCCGTCCTGAATGGTGAGCAACACCTCGGGAGTGGCTTTTGCAACACCAGGCTCAAGCCATGGGCGCGCCGGTATCTTGATGTCATGGGCAGCGGTCTTGCCCAGCTCCATGTAGCCCTTCCCTGTTTTAAGGAATCGGACCTCGTCACGGTCAGCGGCGGCCTTGCTTGCATACCCGTATGAGGTGCCGCCAGGATGTTTGATGTTCGCGCCGAATTCGTTGATCGCGCCGAGGCCGGCCATGGTCAGGTCTTCCGACTCGACGTTGCCGGCCTCTTCATGGATGCCGATCAGCACGACCTTGTTTGACTTCAGGGCGTTCAGCTCCTTTGCCAGCTCGTCCTGCAACTCCTGAAAGCCGTGAACTGTTAGGTCGATCATCTAAACCGCCTTGGCACCCATCCCGGCGCGCTTCTTGAGCCTGTAGAACTGCTGGCCGTAGTTGGTGTAGGTCAGCCAGTCGGTGCCGGCGTCCATCATCTGCGGCACGCGGTAGGCGATCGATTCATCACCGACCGATTTCTGAGCCACGTTGAGACGAGCCTCGGAGTTGGGTGTGCCGCTTGCGCCGAGAGTGGCAAAGTTGGTTGCCAGCCAGTGGGCAGCGAAGTACTGCATGCCTCGCCACTTGAAGTTGTCGCAGGTCAGCTCTAGGGCGCCCCACCGGCTTGAGCCGGTCTCGGTACCAGCCTCGCAAAGGGCCTCAACGATGTACTCGTCGGGCCACTTCACGGGATCTTCGAACGCCTTCAGCACGGGATTGCTGCGGAAAGCCGCAATCATCTCGGGGGTGATTAACATGGGCTCTCCGACTATGAATGAGTGGGCGCCAGGCGCCCGGGTGTTACTGAGCGGCTTGCGCCTTGGCGATTTCTTCGCGCAGGCGATTTTCGCCCCAGGTCTTGTTTACCTTTACGCCAGCTCGGCCTGCCTGCTCACGCAGAGCTTCGATGTCGTCGCCGCCTTCGTCATCGTCTTCGCTTTCCAGCTCATCAGCGCCAACGCGGCGCAGGTCGCCGTTCTTCAGCAGGGCTTTCACGAAATCGATCTTGGCCACCGCATCAGGCACTTCCACGGCTGGGTTTTCACCCGGCAGGATTGGGTAGCTGGTCTCAGTGCCATCCACCAAGTGGTTGATGGTAATCAGTCGTGCTGCTTCGTTCTTCAGGAACATGTCGAATCCTCGCCCGGAATCATTGGCCGCCGCCCCGGGCATAGCGGAGGCGGCCATGGGTCGGCTGGTTAGAACTGGTCGCGGTATGCGCCAGAGAACGGATAGCGGAATTCAACGCCGCTGATCTTGTACTCGCATGGCACGTTGACCTTCAGGTTTACCATCTGCGGCGCCAGGGATCGCCATGGGATCGGTACCTGCATGCCCAGGTTCTCGTCGTTCAGCTCGTAAGCGACGATGCGGTCTTTGTTGCCGTTGGACACGCCGGCGGCGGCCAGCTGCGCAGCGGACAGTTGCAGGCGGCTGAAGATGTTGATCGGGCGACCGGTCAGCGCGGTGAACTGGTTGTTGGTACGGAAGTATTCCAGGATCGTCTTGTCGGTGATGGTGCCCATCCGCTTGTTCGAGATGAACGCGAAGCGGGTAGCATCCAAGATGATCGTGTCGGGGACGTGAACGGTGGCCGAGTTGATGTAGACATCAACCAGGATCTTGTTCAGGTCGGCGACGATCTGGTCACCTGTGGTTGCCGGGTCATACCAGTTCAGCGTGGAGTTCGACAGCGCCAGGTTTGGGTTGTTGAACAGGCCGGTCATGTTTCGAGCAGCGTCACCGAAGTAAGCCACGCGCTGGGTGTGTTCCTGAGCACCACGGAACGCCAGTTTGGCCTTGGTGGTGTCAAGAGGGATGCGCAGCGCCTGAGACTTGCGCAGCTCGTCCAGGCTGTAGCCGTACTTGTTGCCGGCGTAGCCAATCGGCACGACCGACTTGTTGGCGTTAATGGCAACGTCAGGCAGGTCGTCGGCGTTGGCGCCGATGAATTTTCCGATCGTCACGCCGTCGTAGCTGATGTAGTCCCACTGATCCACCCACTCCGGTAGAGAGGTGTCTACAGGGATCAGCTCCATGTAGTTGATCGCGGCGTACTTGGCCTCGTAAATACGAGATTCCAGGCTGGCCAGCTGGCTGATGTAGAACGCCAAACCGTCGTCAATGGTCGGCAGACCGTCGATGAAGGTCACTTGGTGAGCATCACGGCCGATCTGTTGCGCGATAGCGGCATCGATGGCTACGACGATTTTCTTAAGCTGAGTCATGTCGATTAGCCCCCGACCTTGAGAGAAATTTTAGCCAGCGCACCGGCAGCGGCGGAGCTGACCCATTTGGCGTTCGGGATCAGGACTGCCAGGGTGGCGGCAGCGCCGACAACGTTGGAGAACTGGCCCTGGTTGGCGCCGGTGCCGTCCCCGACTACCAGGTAGACCGGATCATCTTTGGCGACTGCTACGCGAGCAGTAACCCAGATTGGCGCCATGGTCTCGACGGTCATGTCGCGCTTGGCGACAGCCCCGAAGACATCAGCCTGGGTGTAGGCACGGTTCAGCTCGCGGCGCACAACGCCGATGAACTGGGCGGCGGTCGAAGCGGCTACCGGCAGCTTGGCGCCGTCGTCACCATCGGTTACTACGCCGAGGCCGTACGCGATGTTCGCGGTGCCCTTGTTGACCCTGGAGACGCCGTTGGACACTTCGCCATCAGCGACCATGCCCGCGTACGCGACGCCGTGGTTGATTGCGTTACCACCTTGAACTGGCATGGTTAGGCTCCTTTCGGTTTGTGGGCGGACGACAGGCTTTGCTTGTGCGCCTGGTAGGGGGTCGGTGCGGCGTCGGCGACGGTGGTGTTTTTGGCACCGTCTTGCGCCAGCTGCACGAACTGAGCGAACAGTGCGGCGGTGTCACCCATTGGCTTTTTGTCTTTGGGCTTCTTGCCGCCCTTGCCGTCGTCTTCCTCTTCTTCCTCATCCTTGTCGGACTCAGCGTCGAAGGCGTACTCGACATAGCCAGCAGACTTGTCGCCCCAGGCCATTTTCGGGCGCTTGACGGCCAGGGCGGCGCGCTTGATCTCGATCACGTCGAGGCTGTCGCAGGTGAAACCGTCGCCGGCGACCTTGCGGGCCAGGGCCTGGGTGTTGCCGATCAGGACGACGCGTGCATTGATTGCCTCGTCGCTCGAAGCCTTGCGGGCCTCGGCCAGGTCTTCGACAGCCTTGTCAGCGGTTGCCTGGGCCTTATCAGCCTTGGATTCCGCATCAGTGGCACGCTTCAGCAATCGGTCGAACGAGTCGGCGACCACTTGGGCGTTCGCAGGATCAGCAACATCAACGCTGCGCCCGCTATCGGTGGTGATAAGTACAGGCATTGTGTTGCCTCCTGGGTTGTGGTCGAAGACGCGAGCGATGCCGCCCGCCCTCGCTTTGGTAACCACCGCTTGGTGGTTGATGATGATGTTGCGCTGGGTGTACTCGTAGTCCTGGCCGTCGGCAGTGGTGCCTGGTCCGTAGGCGTATTCGGCGGTGTAGCCGGCGGACAGTTCGCACTTGCCAGCGTTGATGTCGTCGATGGTTTTCTGATCCTTAATGATCAGATCGCAGACAACGAAATCACCGTCTCGCCGACCCGCGCCGCGCACCTCGCCAACGGCCACCGCCTTGTAGTTCTTCGCGGTCACCAGATCCTTGGGATGGTCATTCGTGACCGTCGCGCCGTCGTAGGTGCCCAGGGAGGCATCGTTGAACACCTCCTCTTCCGGCCGGTACACGCGGACAATGCGATTCGGGTCACCATCGAGGCCAAGCTCGCGGGCTAGGTACTCTTGAATCCCAGTGCGCGCGACCCTGCCCGGCACCTTGAGGAACCCCTCGTCGGTGTACTCTCGACTGGTGATGCGGTGGCTGACACGGTCGAAGACCGTACAGGTGGTCATTACTGCTTCGCCCATGCGAAGAGTGCGTCGGAATGCTCGTCGTCAACCGGTCGCACGCACGCGTAGGTGCGATGCTCGTTACCGTCGAGGCTTCGGCCGTCTTCGGTATCCGGTAGAGACTTGATGTTGGCCAGGTCGCCCGGTGTCATCTGCACGGAAATGTGGAAGCCGTCGGTGTCGAATTCCGACTCGGCGCCGGTCTCGATGCACTTAACCTTGATTTTCATGATCGTTCTCGTCGCTGGAATAAATTATCGGTAGACGCCCGGCGCTGTGCGGCCTGCGTCTTGGTTGGCCTTAACCTCGCGTGCGCTCACTGGGCGTGCGATGCACCGGCATTGATAGTCGGAGCCGGGCTTGATCGGAACACCCTTATCGCTCAACGGCAGGTTGTCCCAGCGGTAGATCCCTTTCCCGTAAGCGGTGACCTTCTCGTCGATTGCGCGGTGGCGCGTGCGCACACGCTCGTCGTCAGCATCGACCCACTGGAAATACTCGAACCCGGCGCTCGTCTGCTGCTTCTCAGCCAGCTCGCCCTGGATCTTCGAGGTCTGATCGCGGGCGATCATCTTGGCGCGGCGCTGCGTGACGCCGTACTGCTCCTGCAACGCCTTCTCGATGTAGCTGGGCCGCATGCCGGCGCGCATGTTCGCCATCACCTGCGTCTGCACCTCTTCGAGATACTTACCAGGGATGGACCTGATCAGTTGTGCGTTCTGCTGCGCGGATGCCCTCAGGTAGTCCTGTAGCACCTTGTTGCCGCTGAACACGTCGATGCCGACCGAGCGCTTCATGTCCCGCTCGGACTTCTTCAGGGCGGCCTGCACGAAGTCGGCGGCGATACGCCCAGCGCCCGATCCGAAGTTCTCCGACTGCCACCTTTGGACGAGGCGGCCCATGGTGCTTAGGATCAGGTCGGACCAGGCGTCAGTGGTGACCACCGCGTCCTGCGTGTACTCCGGCGCCAGCTGGCGAACCAGCGGCATGACCTCCTTGCTGATCGACTCCTTGACCTGCTTCACCAGCCGCTGCAGCTTGGCGTTGTACTGGATGCCGATCATGTCCATCAGCTATTCCTGCTTTGGCGGCTTTACCGGTGGCATGGGGAGCGGATTGCGCACCGGCGGCAAGTCATACGGGTGCGTCTTCGTCATCGTCATCCACCGGATCGTTGAACATGGTCAGGTCTTCATCAGCCTCCAGTGCTTCGATCTTCTCGTCGTCGAACTGGTAGAGCTCTTCGGCCTGCAGGCGACGCTGGATCTGGCTGGTGGTGACGATTCCGCCGTCTTTGTAAAGCAGGTCGGTTTCGGCCTTGGCCTTGTTGGCGGCGGCGATCTGCACGGCGTCGGGCTGCTGGAACGGGTTCCAGACATAGTTGAAGTCGTCGTTCCAACTGCCCGTGGCCGAGCGCACCAGCACCTCGTCGATTTGACGTAGGCCTGGGTCAACTTGAACCAGGCGCTTCGACGATAGCGAGTTGTGGTAGTTGTTCATGTCCCCTTCACCGCCGTTGCTGAGGCCTTTTGCAGCCTCACCAAACAAACGGGTACCAGGGATGTCAGCCGCACCGCTGAGCCAGGTCATAAGCAGGTCAAGCACCGGCGCCACCCCGGAAAGGTCCAGAGTCTTGCGGTCATAGGTCTCTTCGCCATCCAACAGCGCCAGGTTGATCGACGACTTCATCATACTGAACAGGGCGTACCGCGCCGTGATGGCGTCGTCCTGGTCGCTTGCCAGCTCATCCGAGAGGCCTTCGCGCTTGATGATGTCGACGTTCGCCTCCTGCATCAGCTCGGCGATGCCGTCCTTGCTGGCGACGATGTCCATCACGTCGTCGAGGCACTTGCGCAGCTCTGAGTCACCCCAGCCCTGCGTCTGTGCCCGCTGACGGCGCGGCAACTTGGCACCTGCGAACCGGGCGAAGTGCGTCCAGTGGATCATCTGGGCGCCGGCGGCGATGGTGTAGAACTCCGGCTGCAAGTAGTTCGCGGCCAGGATGTTTGTCTGGTTCAGGTCCATCGCCGTCATGTCGAAGCGGTCGATCACCAGCAGGCGGTACAGGTCGCCTTTCTTGATCTTCTCCGGCTTGAGCGGCTTAGTCAGGTCCTGGTTGGTAAGCATGAGGATGCCGGCACCACCATACAGGCGCGCCCAGCTGGTTGCCTCGCTGACCATTGCCGGCAGCTGCAGACGGTCTTCCTCGGCCCGGATCACGTCCGCGTCGTCGCACTTGAGGGTGCGCCACTCGCGGGTCATGTCCTCGGCCGGGTAGTCCACGATCGCGCGGGCAAGCCAGCTGGTCTGATACGCAGCGTCCAGCTGCTGGAAGTCGTTCAGGAACCCGTACTGGAACTGGTTGTGTGAGCGCTTGGCCTTCTGCGTGCCCAGCCCGGACACGACGTTCACCAGGCCATCACTCGACGACTTGATCTGCGCCTCGTACTTCTGAGCGGCCCGAACAAGGGCTTTGCCCAGCTTTTTGTCTGCTGGCACTAAGCCCTTCTTGCTCATGGGGTCACCGATTGGGTTATAGGAGGTCGCGGATCGATCGCTTGCCCTTGATGTAAACCTCGGACAAGGCGTCGATCATCACGTCTGTCTGGTCGTCGTACTTGTGGCTGTCGTCGGCGGTGAAGGATGCGACCTCACACACGAACTCGTAGTTTTGGCTGTCGTCGTAGGGCAGGCAGACCAGCTTGGCAGCGTGGAAGCCTTGCACGTCAAGGGCGCGGGTCAGCTTGTCACGGTCCCGAGGGACTGGCGTCACCTTGAGCGGTAGGCGCTTTTCCATCTCCTGGATCAGGCCGGTACCGCTGGATTTGTCCTCGACGTAGACCCGGCGCAGGATGCCGTTGGCCTTCCCGTTCTTGGCCCAGGCACCTTTGACGAACGCCTCGAACTCACGGCGTAGCGTCTTAGCGTCCATCCGGCCGCGCTTCATGCTCAGTCGGTAGATGCGGCCCTCAGCCACTCCCCACTCCGCAAACACGGTCCAGTCGTTCCAGGTGTTGGTCTTCTGGGCGGTGTCGGCAGTGATGAAGCGGTAGTCGAACTTCTCCGGTAGAGGCAGGTCTGCCCCGGCATCCACGTCGCCGTAGTACTGGAAGTCATCAGCCGAGAAGATCCCACCGTCGAGCGTGTCGGGGTTTTGCATGTACTGACTGCTGAAGGTGTACGGGTGAGCCGTGCGGAGCGCGATCAGGTCGTGAACGCTTTCCTTGGCTGGCCAGTAGGACCAATAGCCGTCCACCTGCTCCGACCCGCACACGCTCTTGATGCAGCGCTCGCGGATGCCGTCAGGCAGTGAGTCGATGTATTCCTGATTGACTAGGGCCGGGATCTTGATGTGCAGATCGATCTTCAGGCCCATGCCGCCCGACAGCAGGAACGCGGTCGAGTCATCGATGTGGCCGCGCTGCTGGATCGCTACGAATGGCGTGCCGCTGTGCGCCTTCCGGCTGCGCAGGGTGTTCACCAGGCGCGTGTGCGACTTGCGGCGCTTCGCCTCACTGAAGAGGTCGTCGATCTTGTCCCAGTCATCCGCCTGGATGTGGCCGGTGTAGCCGTCACCCATGTAGCCGCCACGGACACCCGTGATCTGGCCGCCACTTGAGCGGCTGAACAGCTGGTGGATACGCTTCCCGTCCCGAGCCAGTGTCCAGTCGTCAACCTTGTCCTTCTCAATCTCGAAGGGATAGAACTCGCGGAACTCGGTCGATTTGACCAGGGAGCGGCTTCGCTCGCTGTTCTCGTCTACCAGGCTCTTGGAATAGCTGGTGTTCAGGGTGCGCACCCGGCGGTGCTTCACCATCGTGTACACCGGCAGGTGCACCGACCAGAACTCGGTCTTGGTGCCACCTGGCGGGATGTTCACGACGATGTTCTGCGCGTCACCGGCAAGCATCTGGCGGGCGGCGTAGTCGAAGTAGTGGTGGTGCCAGTTCGTCCTGAAGCTGTCGCCTTGCGTGATGTTGAACCACAGACTGGTAAAGGCCAAGGGGCTATGCTCGCCCGCCGCGACCAAGGCGGAGCGCTCAGCGTGGCTCAGCGCGTCCCACTCGATCGGTTTGATAGCCATCAGTCCACCAGCTTACCTATCAGCGCGGTGATGAGTGATGCGTCGACTGGCGATCGCCCGGTATCACTACCCGGCGGCCTATCTCCTTCAGCCTCATCAAGATTGAATGCTTGCCGCTCAAGGGAAACGAGCGTCTTCAGGGTGTCGGCCATCTCCTTCATCGTCTTGGAACGGCCCGGCAGGCTGATCACCTTGCCGTATAGATCGTTGCGCTTGTCGAACCCGTTATCGTCGGGGTCGCGCATGAGCTCGCCCAGCTGATCGAACAGTTCGCGGTTGTCGGTCAGACCCTCAAGCTCATCCAGCAGTTTGTTGGTGAGTCGGCGCCCACGAGCAATGTCGCCTCGGTGCGCCATCCTGATGCTTGCAATAGCCTGGGCATTGATCTCAATGACAGCTTTGTCTGATACAGCGCGTTCTGCTGTTACATCGGCTGTTACAGCCTGCCTTGTTACAAGGTCGTTCGCCTTCGCTTTGATCTTCGCGGACAGGTCCTGAACCCATCCAAGCTTCTTAGCGCGCCGGGCGATAGCAACATGGTTTGGGCCGGGGCATGCAATGGCGATTTCACGCAGGGACAGCACGCCAGCCCTGTAGAGCTGCTCGATGCGCTCCCAGTCGGTTGGTTGCTTATCGGTCATGTCGTTACTCTTGCTCTGCTGGCTTGGTGACCAGGTAATCGAAATTGGCGAAAATGGCGACATTCTGGCCTTCTGCGTCTTCGATATGCAGCACGCCGCATTCGACAAAAGCGCGCACGCCTTTCACAACTTCAACTCGGTTACCGCCATCTACCGAAACCTCATAAACCTTTTCCATGATCTTTCTCCGCGCCACGTTTTCGAATGCGCCAAATCGTGGCGCGGCTTATCTGTTCTTCTGCGCAGCTGCGTATGCAGCCTCACACGCGAATCCGGCTACTCGGCTTCGGTCAAGCGCTTCTGCCAGGCTTCCCGCTGTTTCGTCAGCGCTTCTACGCAGGTCGGCAAGCAGAACGGTAAGGTCGGCTCTTGCCTTGCTTCCGCTGGCAACCTCGGCAGTGCAGGTGCGTCGGTTGGCAAGGAGGTCGGTGATTTGTTGCTGCAGGCTGCGAGCCCGGCCATCAGCGACAACAACAGCAGCCTGGATGCTTTGGTTTTGAGTCTTGGCATTATCGGCGGCTCGGTTGACGTCGTCGGTGACCTGGCGCTGTAGGGCCAGGGTCGTGCTGAGCGAGTTTGCTTTGGCGATCGCGGTATCGCGCTCACCGGTCACTTCAACCAGGTCTGATTTGGCTCTCTGAAGCTGGATGTCCATGATGCCGAATGCGACGGCAACCCCCAGGGCAATCCACACCCAGGTCGGTACCAACTTCAGCAGGGCGATCACTTCGGCTCACCGTCGCGCAGCTTAGGCTGCTGGATCACTCTGACGACCGCAACCCCGATACCGAGGATCATGTTCACCGAGGCGAAGATCAGTGGGTCTACTGCGCCTTGGAAGGCAGACCAACCAGCGGCGGCCGCGTTGAGGGCAACACCGATGATTGCCAGTTGAACACTGGTCATGCGCCAGAACTTTCGCCATTCAGGGATTAGGGTCATTTGGTGTCTTCGCTGCTGGGAGTTTTTCCAGTCTTTCGGCGTATCGCTTCCACTCATCGCGACTCTTCAGGGCCTCTCGTAATTGTCGAGCTAGTCGCTCAGACGGTACGCAGCTTGAGGCAGTGAGACCGGACGCGGAGAAAGTGATTTGTGGCGGTGGAGTTGGCTTGTTCGTGCACCCGGCAATCAGGAACATCACGATCAGCACAATTCTCATTTTGGGCGTCCGTTCTTCACCAGGTCACGCATGCTTTCGACGACTTGCTCAATCTTGAACTCTTGGCGCTGGGTGCTGACGCGCAGGGAGTCGACGAACTTGTCTGTCGACTCCCTCGATCGCTCCAGCGATTCAACCCGCTGCCCGATCAGGGCTTGATTCGTCTGATAGGCGGCGAGCTGCACCTGGAGCGATCCAAGAGACCCAACCACGTACACAAAGGCGCCAATCGCCCCCGCCGACAGGATCGTCTGCAATATCGGCACGACGACCTTGAACGCCGTGCTATCTGCAATGCGCGATACTTCTGTCATAGGGGCACCAGGGGATTAAAAGGGCCTCATTAGGGTGAGGCCAAGATGCAGCAAGGAGCATCTGGATAGGCGCCCTCATCAGCATGACAATTCAGGGGCTATGAGGGTCTAGGTAATCGGTACATCCGGGAAAGCATCCACTTGGGTAGCGGCTTTCCTCGGAGGTACAAAAAAGCCCGGCGCGTATGTCCGGGCTTTTTCTGTTGCTTCCAGGCGTATTCAGCAGGGGGTCAGGCCGACGCCATCAGGGGCAGGTTTGGCCGAGGCCATTACGAAGTGGTTGCTGGATGCGCGCAGATTGGAGGCCAAACTTTCATCACCGGCCTGACTACCCGTTCGCCACATAGCGAGGGTCAGCTCCAGGCGCTGCATGGCGACACCCTGATGCTCACCGATGACGAGCGCCATACGCTTGGCGGCCTGGTAGGCGCTGGAAATCGGCTCGGCGAATGCCGATAGGGAGAAACAGGACAGGCAGGCGGCAAGCGCCAAGCCTAGGTAAGCGGACATTCGCTTCATCATCCGGCATTCCTTGTGGTGGGTTTCTTAGGGCAATAAAAAACCCGGCACTTGGCCGGGTTCTTTTTAGTCAGTCCTACACGCGCAGGAATGACAGGATGGGTGAATAATGCGACATGGCGACATGACATTGCAAGCCCTTTTGAGGGACTATTTTCATGCAGCCTCCACAGATAGCACTTCTGCAGCCTCAAGCAGGTGC